GTAAAAACTCTGCCCCCCTTTCGCATATTTAAGTAACGTTTGTTACTATACTTACATTAATAATGTTTTAGGAGTGTTTAGGTGGCTTCATATTTAATAGATCAAGCTAAAGTTAGTTATTATAGTGTATCAATTAAATTTGGTAGAACTATAAAAATTTCATCTCTTAAAAATGAAAATTTTAAATTATATAAGAATTCTTCAACACCAGAATTGGTCAGTAGTCCTTTTCAAGTTATAAATACAATTAAAGATTATAACCAAATATCTAGGATTATAACTCTTTATTGGAGAATATCATTAGATGACCAACAAGAATATTACATAGATTTAGTTAATCTTCTAGATGCAGCTGGAGCAGTTGTTCCTAGCGAAAAAGTTGCTTTTACTTATATCTCAGCTGCAACGCCAACTACAAGTGTTTTTTCTGAACCAGAGCTTCAACCTGTTTTAATAGAAGATAAATCAATTAAAACAAATATAGATGTTTCATATCAGGTTTTAGCCAAAAATCCAAAGTTTTATATATCCGATATAGATCCAAATAATGGAGATTTTTATCTTACAAATGATTATGGCGACGGAAGAGTCACTATAACCTTTAATGAGAGACCTGCCTCAAACTTTTTAAATTCAAAATATTTTCAAGCTCAAAGAAAAAAAATACAGAAAGCTCCTGCAAGATGGGAAACATTGGAAACTGAAATATCTATGCATTCTTGGAAGCCAGAAGTATATTTAGATTTTCCATCATTGGACGCAACCCCATCTTTTAATACAAGTGGAAAAGATTATTTTGAAAAAGGCTATAAATACAGAATAATTGCATCAAAAGATATAGGAATATAATATGGCTAATTTTGTCTACAAAAAAGCAAAAGAAGCAATGCTGAGTGGAGATGTAGATTTAGTAAGTAATAATTTAAAATTACTTTTAGCAAGTAGCTCATATTCCCCAAATCAAAATACAGATAATTTTGTTTCTAATATTAATTCAAGTCACATAAAAGCGAGATCTGCTATATTTTCCGGAGTAACAATAAGTGCCGGAATTCTAGACGCAAATGATGTGGTTGTTTCAAATTATCCAGGCGATGCTTTTAATGCTGTGGTTATTTATCAAGATTCTGGATCTGATCAAACTTCAATATTAATAGCTTATATAGATACTTCTGAGGGATTACCATTTTCTGGCGTAAATACTAATACAAACATTACTATAGCCTGGAGTAATACTCTTAATAAAATTCTATCTTTGTAAGGAACAAGATGGCAACTAACTACCCAGCTTCTTTAGATATTTTAATTAATCCTACAGCAACTGACACATTAAATTCCACTACAGTTCCTCATCACCTTCAGCACACTAATGCAAACGATGCCATAGAGGCTTTACAAACTACATTGGGCGTAAATCCAGCTGGAAGTCATTTAACAGTTAAAGATAGAATAATAGCAGCAGAATCTTCAATATCTACTCAGTCAGTATTAAATGGACTTACAGATGTTACTATAAACCAAGCTGCAACAGGCAATATATTGCGTTACAACGGCTCTCAGTGGATTAACTACGCTGAAGGCAACCTTACCGATGGAGGAAATTTTTAAAAATGGCTAATACAATTAGAATTAAAAGAAGAGCTTCTGGAGCATCTGGCGCACCAGAATCACTTGCTAATGCAGAACTTGCATACAATGAAGTTGATGATGTTCTTTATTATGGTAAAGGCTCAGGTGGTGTAGGCGGTACGGCTACAACGGTTCAAGCTATTGCAGGCTCTGGTGCATATGTTGGTTTATCTGGAACACAAACAATTACAGGAAATAAAACATTTTCTGGTACAGTTGCACTTGGTGGATCTGCAACAGCTACCACTCAATCATCGGGAGATAACAGCACTAAAGTTGCAACAACGGCATTTGTAACCGCAGCAATTAATGCAAACAGTCAATTTACTGGATTGTCCTTTGCTGGAGACACTGGGACAACACAAAATATAGCTAATGGTGATACTCTTACTATTTCTGGTGGAACTGGACTTACAGCCACTGCTTCATCAACTGACACGGTTACTCTTGACCTTGACAATACAACTGTTACAGCTGGCTCTTATGGCGCTGCAGGAACTGTCGGAACATTTACAGTTGACGCACAAGGTCGTTTGACAGCTGCTGGAACAGCTACAATATCGATTAGCTCTAGTGCAATTACTGACTTTACTGAAGCTGCACAGGACGCAGTAGGTAACTCAGTTGGAACTGGACTCACCTACACTGACTCAACAGGTGCAATTTCAGTAACAGCAAATACCTATGACGCATACGGCGCTGCTGCTTCTGCTAAGACCGCAGCAGAATCAACTGCTTCAGGCTATGTATCAACTCACTCATCAGCAACAACCTCAGTTCATGGAGTTACTGGAAACGTAGTTGGAACATCAGATACTCAAGAATTGACCAATAAGACTATTACTTCCCCAAGCGTTTCAGGACTTTATCTTTCTGACTCAAGCATTGTGTTTGAAGGTTCTTCTGCAGATTCTTATGAAACTACCCTTACTGTTGCAAACCCAACATCAGACCATACACTTACTCTTCCAAATGCAACTGGAACAGTAGCATTAACAAGTGATATTACAACCGCTATAAATGGAGTGGCAACAACATTTACAGTTGCTGGTGATTCTGGCTCTAGTCAAACAATAACAAGTGGTTCTGATACTCTTACCATTTCTGGTGGCACAGGATTAAGTTCAGTCGCAGGCTCAACCGACACTGTAACTATTAATCTTGATAATACAGCAGTAACAGCTGGAACATACGGTAGCTCAACTGCTTCTGGAACTTTTACAGTTGACGCACAGGGTCGCTTAACATCAGCAAGCTCTACAAACATTAGAACTGCCTCAACAACAGAAACAGGTTTAGCTTCATTTAGCTCTGCTGATTTTGCAGTTAGCACTGGTGAAGTAACTATTAAGTCTGGTGGAGTCGATAATGCTCAGCTCGCTAACTCAACAATTACCCTTGGTTCATCAACGTTAACTCTTGGTTCTACTACAACTTCAGTTGCAGGAATTACTGAGCTTACTGTTGATAACCTTAATTTTAATGGAAACTCAATAACATCAACAGATTCCAATGGAAACATAACATTAAGTCCAAATGGAACTGGAGTAGTTGATGTAGCTTCTTCTAGAATTGCAGGACTTTTAGATCCAACTGGACCACAAGACGCTGCAACAAAATCTTACGTTGATTCAGTTGCAGAAGGTTTACATATTCACGCATCAGTTCATGCTATAGCTACAACACCTTTGGCAACAATTACTGGAGACACCGTAACTTATAACAATGGGACAAATGGCGTTGGTGCAACTCTTACACTTTCTACAGCATTAGATCTAGCTGGTGGAGACATTGATGGCGATACTGACTTAGCTGTTGAAGATAGAATTATTATTGCTGGACAGTCAAATGCGGCCCACAATGGTATTTACGTTATAACTTCTACTACGGTTTTAACACGTGCATCCGACTTTAACACATCAGCTGAGATGGCTGGTGGCGATTTTGTATTCGTAACTCACGGAACTAATTATGCCAACACTGGCTGGGTAATGACAGAGGCTGTGACTACCATAGGAACTGATCCAGTACCGTTTATTCAGTTCTCTGGTGCTGGAACTTATTTAGCTGGCAATGGATTAGACCTAACTGGAAGCACTTTTTCCGTTAACGTTGCAGCTACTGGTGGAATTGAAATATCATCTGATGCACTTCAGTTAAAGTCTACTGTAGCAGGAGATGGATTAACTTTAACTTCTGGAGTATTAGCAGTTGTTGGAACTTCAGATAGAATTACTGTTGGATCTGATTCTATTGATATTGCTTCAACATATGCTGGTCAAAATACGATTACAACAGTCGGAACAATTGCTACGGGAACATGGAATGCAACTGCAATCGCAATAGCAAAAGGTGGTACAGGAGCAACATCAGCAGGCGATGCAAGAACCAATCTTGGATTAGCTATTGGGACTAACGTACAGGCTTATAGTCCAAACCTTGGAGCTGTAGCTGGTTTAACTTCAGCAGCAGATGCGCTTCCATACTTTACTGGTTCCGGAACTGCATCAGTAACTACATTAACTTCTTTTATTAGAGGTCTTCTTGATGACACAGATGCCGCAACAGCTAGAACCACTCTTGGAGTTGACACTTATACTATTGATGGTGGCACATTCTAATTAATCTATGTTATAATAACTTAGTTAATATGGAGTGACTAATGGCTAATACTATAAAATTAAAAAATAGTGGTACATCGTCCAACACACCTAACTCTTTAGAGCATGGTGAACTAGCAATTAATTATGCTGATGGAAAGCTCTACTACAAGAATGGCTCTAATGCTATTGTTGAGTTCACCAGTGCAGTTAATCTAGCTGGAACTGTCTATAATGTCACAATTGGTGACGGTACCAGTACTTCATACGTTATAACTCATAACTTTGGAAGCAGAGATGTGAGCGTAACTATAAGAGAAGCTGCGTCTCCATATGGTTTAATCTTAACTTCTTGGGAAGCCACTTCTGGAAATCAAATTACTGTATATTTTGATTCTCCTCCTTCTTCTAATTCAATTAGAGTTTCTGTTTATATTGCTGTAGCAGGCCTTGAGGTAGGTCCCACGGGTCCTACGGGTCCAACTGGTCCCACTGGCCCTACTGGCCCTACGGGTCCCGCAGGACCACCTGGCTCTACTGGGGAGACAGGTTTAACTGGGCCAACTGGTCCAACTGGGCCAACTGGGCCAACTGGGCCCATAGGAGTCATTGGTCCTACAGGAGACACTGGACCAACAGGACCAAGTGGCTCCATTGGTGACCCTGGTCCAACAGGTCCAACTGGTCCACCAGGTCCACCAGGTCCAACTGGAGCAGCAGGCGCAGATTCTACAGTTGCAGGTCCAACAGGTCCCACAGGGTCAACAGGCCCTACAGGCCCAACTGGGCCAACGGGACCAACTGGGCCAGGAGCTTTTACAGTGCAAGCAACGGCACCTTCTTCTCCATCAGCCAATGATCTGTGGTATGACACAAGCACAGGTGCAACCTATATTTATTATAATTCAGCATGGGTCGAAGTTGGTGGTGGCACAATGTCACCATATCAATGTACTTCGTCTACTCGTCCATCTGCTCCGTGGGCTGGGCAAATGATTTTTGAAACGGATACAAAACTGCTTCGCATATGGAACGGAACAGCTTGGAAGACAGTCTTGGATGCCAACTAATGCCTGCTATTACTTTTCCTTCATCTCCGTACACAAATCAGATTTATACTGTTGGCTCTAAAAGTTGGCAGTGGGATGGTACTGTTTGGGCTGCATATTACAATGAAGGGGCTGATGCAGTTTATGGGACTGGATCAGATGGAGACATAACACTAGATGGCACTACAACGATTTTGAGCATGGTGCCATCTTCTAGCGTTTATTCAATGACACGTGATATGTATTTTAATGATTTAACAATAAACGCTAACGTTAGACTTGCCCCAAATGGATATAGAATATTTGTTAAAGGCACTTTAAAATTTAATAGTGGTTCTACAATTGGTTTTACAACAGGCTATTCTACCGCTGGCTCCATAGCACAAGGAGGAGCTGCTGCAACAGCAGTTACACATTCTTTGGGTGGTTCTGCTACAGGGTATTCTGCTACAGCTCCAACATCAGCTATGGGTGGATCTTCGTATTTTCAGATTCCAAGACAAGCAATTACGGGTTATTCAATCACTGCATCTGGAGGACCAACATTTCTTAGAGGTGGAGCAGGAGGGTCTGGTCAAGCTGGTGGCGGAGTAATAATACTTGCAGCACGTTATATAGCTGGACCATCAAGTGGAACTGGATATATTAAGGCACCAGCAAATGCACCAGCCGGTGGGGGAGTTATTCTATTAGTTACCTCTACATCTGCTCTTCCAGCATCTATCTCAACAGACGTTACAGGTCAGAATAGTGGAACATACTATTACATGCAACAGGTGTAAATATGGCAATCTCACGAATAGAAACTAGTGTATCACGCGTAAATAATGATGAAATTTATGGAAATGGTTCTGATGGTGATGTAACCATAAGCGGAACTATTACATTAACTTCAGATAAGTATTACAACAATCTAACAATACCATTGGGAAACGTATTGCTTACAAATGGATTTCGTGTATTTGTTAAGAATGTAGCTATAATAAATGGAGTCATTGGTATAGGTTCTGTTTCTGGAAACTCAAATGGATCTACCAATGGAACAATATCAAGTCCAGGCTCATCCGTTCCATCAGGAACTGTTGCTGGTCATACTTCGTCCTCAATATCTTATAGGGTAGGTGGACAAGGTGGAGGGTCAACCAATCCAAGCGTAACGTTGATGCCAAGTTACCTTATATCTAGAGTTG